GTGAGACCGACGGGAAAATACCGCTACCTGACCTTCGAGGACAGGAAGAAGATCGAGGCGTGGCACCTGATCGGAGACCGGCCGGCCGACATCGCGGCCCGCCTCTCCGTCCACTACACCACGATCTACAAGGAGCTCCAGCGCGGCGCGACCGGCGAGCTGGACGCAAACCAGCGCGAGGGGTACAGCGCAGAGCTGGCCGAGAGGCGGCTCCGTGAGAGCTTCAAGCGCAGAGGCAAGAAAGCGGTCGCAAAGCCAAACAGCCAAGAACCCCCGGCACCGCCGGGCCGAAGAAAGGAGTGCTCAGCATGAGAAGCAGAAAGAACAACACGACCCTGACACGAAAGGTGGACAAGTGGAACACCCGAAAGGTGTGGCTCATTAAACGCTACGCCGACGGCCACTACGCCATCAATCAAGAAGTCGGCGGTCGTGTTTTTTATTCCCGCTTCCAGCGGGCCACCAAGGCGCAGATCGCCGCGATCTTCGCCTGCTGCTGATAGCCAAGCACCCCGGCCGAGGTCGGGCCAAGACGAAAGGAGCAAAACACCATGATGATCGAAGAATTTGAGCAGCGCACCGGCTACTTCCCCTCCTCTGCCGAATACAAGGCCATCGAGGCCGCCTACATGGAGTTCGATGGAGACAAGGACGAGTTCTGCAAGGCGTACAAGAAAAACGCCAACGGCATCGCCGAGCGCATCCGGCGGGAAGTCAATGCAGCAGCCTTCAAGGAAAGCCGCCAGCACACCGCAGACCTGACTCGCCGCGACATCGAGATCGGGCGACTGAAGAAGCAGCTCGAGCGAGAGCAGGAGTGGAAGCCATACGAGGACGCTGACGCCGTCAGCCAAGCGGACTACGACGAGCTCGCCACCTCGGGCGGCACGGACAAGATGACCGACGACGAGGCCAAGGCCCTCCTCTACAACTGGTACGGCTTCGCAAAGGAGATGGTCGTGATCCTGCGCACCGCTCCCATCTACGAGATCAACCGGCACCGCCAACTCAGGGAAGTCGGAGCAGTTGATCGTGCCCCCCTCTACAATGCCACCGACTGGAATTACATCCGCTTTACCTGCGGCCGCATGAGCTACGAGCTCTACAACGACACCCTGCGGCCGTGCGCGAGCTGAGGAGGTGAGAAAAGTGAAGCAAGGCATCACCATCACCCGAGAATATGACCACCACGACCGGCCGGTCGTCAGGATCACCAAGAGACGCGGGAAGCTGACCCTCGAGGAGGTCAGCGGCCTGCTCCGCACCGAGGGATGGGGCGAGTGGAACGGCTACTACGCCATCGTCCTCAACTGTTCAGAGGGAACGCTCGGCGGCAACGGCCTCTACGGCTACGAGGAGCCGAAGGGCGACGCCCTCGACCTCTACCCGCTCGAAAACTTCGGTGACTGCCCCGTCTGCGGGCAAATGACCCCTCCATTTCAATACTGCCCCAACTGTGGAGCGAGCTGGAAGGAGATGGACGACAGCGTCGAGAAGCGTCTCGCCGCTATGCGGGAGGAGACGGAGCGGGAGATCCGCAAGCCGTCGCTCACGCCGGAGGCCCGTGTAGCGTGGTACTGGTCGTACATCGGCGCCGTGGATATGGCCCATCAGCTCGAGTTCATAACCGACGCCCGCCGGCTCGAGCTGTATGACGAGGTCAAGCACCTCAAGCCTGTGAGGAAGGAGGCCGACCATGACTGACGGCTTCAAGTTCGACACCTCTCTGCTCTGCCGGGCCTCCTTCCCGGCCGAGCTGGAGGACGACGGCGGCCGCTGCATCGTGGAGGTGACGGTCTACCGGCTGAACGCCGTGGCCGTCCACATCTTCCTGCTGGACGGGCCCGAGCCGCTGCTGCGGCACCTCGGGCTCTCCGAGGCCGACACCTACATCACCAAGCACGACATCGACGACCTCGTCACGGTCGTCCGCATTATCAGAGAGGAGGCGCCAGCATGGCAGCATTGAAAGAGATCGCCAGAGATGTCGCCAGCGAGATCCGCGACGGGATCGGCTGGGTGATCGTCTACCGCACCGGCCGCTCGTGGCACAGCGTCACCCTGTATAGCGACCTCGGCAACAACGAGTGGGAGACGGACGACATCAACGACGCCCTCGAGGCCCTGCGCCTCGACCCGCGGGCCGTGGCTCTGAATGGCTACTACCTCGGCCGCTTCGGCGACATGACCATCGAGGACATCGCCGCCGGCATCCGCTACCACTACGAGCGCGGCACCAACGCGCTCGCAGATGATGACATCCTCACACAGGCCCGGGCCGACATCGAGGCGGCCCGGCAGCAGGCGGCCGAGGCCGGCCTCCCCTTCAGCGAGCGGCTGGTCGAGGGCCCGGAGGACGAGATCAACCCCTACACCTACGACGGCAGCATGACGGTCGCCGACTATGAGGCCGCACAGCGGGCCAGAGACGCCCACGCTGCCCTCGTCGAGGTCGTGGCCGACCACTACCCCAACGCCACCGAGGAGGCCGTCGAGCGCGTCGCAGAGGCCGCCAGCAGCATGAAGCTCAGCCCGGAGGCCGTGCAGCGGATCCTCGACGCCTTCGACAACATCATCGAGGCCATCAACCGCATGATCGAGTGGGCCGCTCAGGCCATCAGGACGCTCGCGGACTTCTTCGGCGAGACGCTCGACAACTTCATACTGCGCCGGGCCCCGCCCAAGTGGCGCCACTACGCCCTCCATGCGAAGCGGGCCCGCGTCCGCAAGAAATACCGCAACCGCATCCGGCGGGCCTTCTTCGCTGCGCTGGCTTCGGAAGGAGGTGGGAGCTCGTGAAGTTCAAGTGCGTCGGCTGCGGGCTTTACTGGAATGTGAGCATATACCAGCAGATCCCCCGCGGCGGCTACATCTGCCCGCATTGTGAGAGCCGGCTGCGCGCCGGCGAGACACTACCCAACCAGCGGCCCGGCCAGAACGACCGGCCGCAGACAACGAAAGGAGCAAAACCATGAAGAAGGCCCTCAAGACTGCCGCCCGCGGCACCGTGTTCCCCTACGCCGGCGAGAAGTGGGTGGTGCTGGAGCACGATCCCGCCGGCCGCACCCTCTGTCTGCGCCTCGACCTGATCCCGAACAAGCCCTTTGACGAGAACAACTGCAACAACTTCGCCACCTCCAGCAGCAAAGAGTGGATGAACGGCCCCTACCTCGACAACCTGATCGACGCCGTCAAGGGCCCGCACGCCTTCCTCGCCACCGAGCTCGACCTGACGGCCGACGACGGCCTGAAGGACTACGGCACCTGCAACGTCACCATCTTCTCGCTGACCGTCGACCAGTACCGGCGCAACCGCGATGTCATCCCCAACGCCGACGGCTGGTGGTGGCTCTCTACCGCATACAGCACGGCCTCCAATGGGTACGAGCATAGCGCCCGCATCGTCGGGTTCGATGGCACGCTGAGCGGGAACTACGCCTACTACGGCTACGGCGGCCTGCGCCCCGCTTGTTATCTGGACTCCGATCTCCTGATCCTCGTGGATGGAGAGGACACCGGCATCGGCCCGCAGGAGGCCGGCACCATCGTCGCGGAGCTGGTCGAGCAGTTCGGCGGCACCTATGCCACCGGGGAGCAGTTCACGGCCGAGATCTCCTTTCTGCTCGGGAAGCTGCGGGCGCTTCGGGAAGCGGAGGTGGCCCATGAGTAACCTCTCAAGCCTGCTCGACCGCTACAAGGCCCTCGTCATCTTCGACACAGAGACCAGCGGCCTCGACCCGGAGGACAACCAGATCATCGAGCTCGCGGCCCTGCGCGTGGAGCGCACCACGGCCGGGGCCCTGCGGATCGCCGGCAAGATGGACACCTTCATCAAGCTGCCGGAGGGCGAGCAGCTCCCTGAGAATATCGTCACCCTCACCGGCATAACCGACCGACTGCTGGAGACCGAGGGCGTGCAGAGCGGCACGGCCGTCAGCCGCTTCCTCAAGCTGGTCAAGCCCGGCCCTGTGCTGATGGTAGCCCACAACGCGCAGTTTGACGCTTGTTTTCTGCGGGAGCTGCTGCGGGGCTTCAACCCCGGGCACCTCGACTGGCTGGACAGCCTGACGATCTACAAAGACCGGCGCGCCTACCCTCACAAGCTCGCCAATGCGATCATCGCCTACGAGCTCGAGGACAAGGTGCAGAACAGCCACCGGGCCATCGACGACGTGCTCGCCCTGTTCGAGGTGCTGAAGGCCATGGACGAGGAACGGGACGACCTCTGCACCTATGTCAACCTGTTCGGCTACAACCCCAAGTACGGCGTCAGCGGTCGCCGGATCACCGGCGTCCGCTATGAGCCGCAGGGCTTCAACAAAACCATCACCCGCCCGGAGCAGACGCTCCCGGCCAGAATGTCACGGAGGTGAAGAACATGGCCCCGGCCATCACCATCACCAGCGAGGAGCTGCGCGAGCGCGTCGAGGACTACCTCGGCCGCTGGATCCCCGACAGCCTGTGGGAACGCTCCGAGCCATACGCGCGCAGGAAGCTCGACCTCTGCCGGGAACGTAACCCGGATATCGACTACTACAACGACGAGTACCTCGTCCTGTTGACGGCCGACACCGTCAGGGAGACCGCGTTCAGCGACTTTACAATCGCAGCCTGCGAGGCCCTCATGACGGCCCGGGGCCAGTGAAAGGAGAAAACCATGGAAGCAACAAAAGAAAGGGCCGCCCGCTGCAATCGGGCGACCCCCGCGAGAAAATCCGACAGCCAGCCAGCTCACGGATCCCGCACTCAAAGTATAACACGCCGCCGGCGCCGTGCCAAGGCCCGGATCCGGCAGGCTGCCGTACTGCTGACGGCTGCCGTCATCGTTGCCGGCATCGGCGTGGCTGTCTCGACCATCGGGACAGACCGGCAAACGGCCGCATACCTTCCGACACCGACCGCAGAACAACCGGCGGTCGTAATTCCAACACCGGCAGCGAGCACACAAACCCCGGAGCCAACCGAGACGCCGGCCCGATACCCCCTCAGCGTCAGCGAGCGCGACACCGTGGAGCGCGTCGTCATGGCAGAGGCCGGCGGCGAGAGCTTCGCCGGGCAAATGCTGGTCGCTCAGTGCATACTCAACGCGGCCGAGAAAGAGGGCGTGCAGCCCTCTGAGGCCGTCGAGATTTACAGCTATACATCTAACCGCCCCGACCCCACGCAGAGCGTCAAGGACGCCGTCGCGGCCGTATTTGACCGCGGCGAGGTCGCCATCGACGCCCCTGTCATGTACTTCTACAACCCCGCCCTCGTGGCGAGCGACTGGCACGAGAGCCAGATCTTCGTCGCAGAGGTCGGCGGCCACCGCTTTTTCGCAGAAAGGAGCCCAAACGAATGAGACCTGCAACCGATATGAAGCCGGGCGAGACCCTGCACCTGCGCAACGGCTACACCGTCGAGCTCGAGAGCGTCAAGCCCGTCACCTGCGGCGTCATGCTGACCTTTAAGGCCAGCGCGCCAGACAGAAAGGAGAACCACAATGAGCGATAAAACCACCGCAGCCATCGCCGCAGAGCAGCAGACGGCCGCCGCAGAGGCCCCGGCCGAGGTGCTGCCAGCCGTCACCCTCGACGAGCTGGAGCAGGTCGACCTCGGCACCGTGGAGCAGGGCGAGCGCGCCCCCTTCCGCATCACCGACGACCGCTGCGCCGACTGGGCCATCCGCAAGATCGCCGAGGAGCGCAGCGAGTACAACCGCCTGAAGGAGCTGGCCGACCAGCAGAAGGCGGCCATCGAGGAGAAGGTCGAAGCCGCCCGCCGGCGCATGGAGAACGGCACCGCTTTCCTGACCTCCTGCCTCGCCGACTTCTTCAACACCGTGCCCCACAAGACCACCAAGACGACCGAGAAATACCGGCTGCTCTCCGGCACCCTGACCCTCAAGAAGGGCACCGTCAAGGCCACGGTCGACGACGCCAAGCTGGTGCCGTGGCTGCGTGAAAACGGCTACGGCGACCTCGTCAAGGTCGAGGAGTCGGCCAAGTGGGGCGAGCTGAAGAAGCTGCTCGCCTACACCGGCGAGATCGCCACCATCCAGAGCACCGGCGAGATCGTGGAGGGCGTCACGGCCTACGAGACCCCGGCCACCTTCACGGTCGACATCTAAAGGAGGTGCCACATGGCAACTGAGACCAAAAAGCCGGAGGCGGCCGCTGCTGCGCCCCCTCCCATCGAGGCCCGCTGTCTGACGCTCCGGCAGAAGCTCGTGGAAATGCGAAAAGCCTGCCCGGAGATCGTCAAGAAGAAGCACAGCGAAGGCGTCAAATACAAGTACGCCAAGATCTACGACGTGTGGGAGAAGATCACCCCCATCATGAACGAGCTCGGCGTCGACTTCGAGGTCATCGGCGAGAAGGCCACGCGCTACGCCGAGAACGGCGACCCGGTCTACTGGATCACCATGCAGACCAAGACCTACAACGGCGACAAGCTCATGTTCCTCTACGAGGCCGACCTGACGATCCGCTGGATCAACCTCGACAACGACGACGAGACGCTGGAGGCAGTCGTCCACGCCCTCGGCTGGAACGACGACCCGGCCAAGGCCAAGGGGGCCGCCCACACCTACGCCCTGAAATACTACCTGTTCGAGAAGTTCAGCATCGACCAAGGTGAGGACGACCCCGACAACAGCGACTTCGGCGCGCAGAGTAAAGGCCCCGGGGGCGGCTCTGGCGGCTCCAGACAGGGCCAGCAGCGCCAGGGGCAGGGCTCTGGCCGCCTGTCCGAGGCACAGCTCAGCCGCCTCTACAAGAAAGCAGAGGCCGCCGGCATGACCAAGGAGCGCACCATCGCCCGGATCCTCGAGAAGTACAAGAAGCAGGATCCGGCCACCCTGACCCGGCAGGAGTACGACGAGATCTGCAACTCCCTCGACGCTGCTGCCGCGCAGCATAACCAGCAAGGAGGTCAAGGCTGATGTATAACCACACAGGACTGCAAGGGCGGCTGACGGCCGACCCTGAGCTCAGACACACCCCGAGCGGCGTGGCGATCACCAGCTTCCGGCTCGCCAGCGACACCGGCCGCAAGACCAAGGACGGCCAGAAGATCACCAACTTCATCGACTGCGTCGCGTGGCGTGCGCAGGCCGAGTTCGTCAGCAAGTACCTCACCAAGGGCCGGCTCGTCCTCGTGGAGGGCGAGCTCACCAGCCGCAACTACGAGGACAAGGACGGCAACCACCGCAAGGCCACCGAGATCACCGTCTCCTCTGTCCACTTCTGCGACAGCAAGAAGGACGGGGCAGGCGCCGGCCATCAGGACACCGGCGGCGACTTCGCCGACTACCCGGACAGCTCCGGCGACTTCACCGAGGTGGACGACAATGGGGACTTGCCATTCTGAACGACCGCCGGGCGACCGGCGGCCGACCGAAAACGAGCCAAAGACACGCGACCGCATAGAAGGAGGTGACGACCGTGGCATGGCTTCAAGTGCACCAAACACTCAAAGACCACCGCAAGCTCTTTGACGCAGCCGACGAGCTCGAGATCACCCCGCCGCACATGATGGGGCTGCTCGTGTCCTTCTGGCTGTGGGCCCTCGACAACGCCCCCAAGGGAGACCTCGCCGGCATCACCCCGCGCATGATCGCCCGGGCGGCACAGTGGGACGGAGAGCCCGAAAAGCTGGCCGAGACGCTGATCCGGGCCGGATGGATCGACGAAAACGAGGACGGCGCCCTCGAGATCCACGACTGGTACGAGTACGCCGGCAAGCTGATCGACCAACGGCAGGCCGAGAAAGAACGGTCGGCCCGCCGCCGTGCTGCCGCCGCTTCGTCCTCGGACGATACGCCGGGCGACCAGACACCGACCGCCGGACAACCGCCGGACGCCACGCCAACGACCGGCGGCAAGAGTAGAGTAGACCAGAGTAGAGAAAAGAAAGGGAGAGTAACACCCCCTACCCCCTCAGACGAGGGGGATGGAGCGGGGAAGAAGTCGCCCATCGAGGTCAGGTTTGACGAGTTCTGGAACGCCTACCCCAAGAAAGTCGGCAAGCAGTACGCCCTCAAGGCGTGGAGGAAGATCAAGCCGACGGCCGAGCTGCATGAGGCCATCATGCAGGCCGTCAACGCTCAGAAGCACTCCGAACAGTGGCGCCGGGATAATGGCCGCTTTATCCCCAACCCGGCCACATGGCTCAACGGCGGCTACTGGGAGAACGGCGAGGAGGTGAGCACAGGTGAAGGCTATCAGCGAGATCCTCAGCGGGATGCAGACGCCGGCCGAAACTGGGGCAAGGGCTTCAAGCCGGCAGACGACGACGGAGACCAGTGACGACGGCGACCGCTGGATCTGGAGCAACGACGAGCGCGTCGCCGACCTGCCCGACACCCCCGCCCCCGTCCCCTGCGAGTTCTGCGGGGCCATGCGCTACCACAAGGGCTTCAAGTTCGGCGACCGCATCATCTGGCCGCCCTACGGGGCCGAGAGGTGCACCTGCCCGCAGGCCGTGAAGGCCTACGAGGAGGAAAAGGCCGCCAAGGCCGCCGAGGAGGAGGCAAACCGCAAGGCCGAGGCCGAGCGCAAAATGCGGGAGCGCATCAACCGCATCATCGGCGAGTCGGGCATGGGCGACCGCTTCCTGCGGCGCACCTTCGACACCTTCCAGCTCACCGACGACAACCGGCGCGCAGCCGCTGCGGCCCGCAGGTATGCTGACAGCTTCGACACCCTGCTTCCCCAGCCCGGGGCTCCCGAGCCCGGCCGCAACGGCCTATTCATCGCCGGCCCGCCGGGAACCGGCAAGACACACCTCGCCGCAGCCATCGCCAACCACCTGATCGCACAGGGCCGGCCGGTCGTCTGCATGACCATGATCGACCTGCTGGAGCGCATCAAGCGCACATTCTCCAAGCGCGACACCGACGAGGGCAGCGTGCTGAAGATTTACAAGACCGTCCCGCTGCTCGTCATCGACGACATCGGCAAGGAGCCACCGACCGAGTGGGCGATCTCCACGGTCTACAACATCATCAACGGCCGCTATGAGGCATACCTGCCGACCATAGTGACCACCAACTACGACACCGAGGCCCTGATCGAGCGCATGACA